AAAATCGAAAACGATTGGAAGGAAAGCTGGGACCGATCAACGGGCCAACAAGAAATGTCGGATTTCGCCCGTCAACTTGAGCGCGAACTGAACGAGGCTTGCGCGATCAATTCGGAGTTGGAAAAGGCTCTTTCCACAATTGCTATATGGGCGGCTGAATGCGCAGTCTCAGAACAAACTCAGCTTATAATTGGCATGACCGCTCACGGGGCCATCACCAAATCCAAGCAAACCAAACCATGAACGACGTAAACGACTTTCTGGACGTTGCCGAGAGCGCCCCACGTTGGAAGCAGGACGCGAAACGATTGGGCATCGAAACATTCTACGTTTTCGACATGTCCGATTCCTACTGGGAGGCATCAATCGAGCTTTTCGGTGAAGTGGAAACCCAATGCGGAGAGACTGAGCGCGAGGCCGTGAACTCGCTGATGTTCAAGCTGAAACTTGATTGAGATGAAAGAACAAAACGAAATTCTAAAAACCGGGTGGGTCAACGTTTATGCGGATGGATCGTCAGGCTATGTTTGGCCTACTGAGCAAGAAGCTAAAGACAAGGCCGGAGAGCCTGCTAGGCAAATCGAAATCCGCGTCGTTGCCAGCTACGAGAAGGCCGACAAGGGACCGACCAAGGTCGATCGCGGCGCTAACGATCCTATCGAGTGGAAGCCTTGGACCGTCGAAATGGTGAGGAATCACCGAAACTTTCAAGAGACTGCCGACTTGCACAACGCAGAGATGGAAAGGGTGACAAAATGAACGGAGACGGAAAGACCATCAGGAACCGCCGCTGGCAGGAAAAGCAGATCGCTGCGGGTAGATGCGCGATCTGCGCCAGATTGGCCGTGCCCAATCGGACTCGCTGCAAGATTTGCGCGGAAAGCAACAGGGAATATCAGAGAGAATACCGCCAGCGGAATGGACGATAAATCGTCTTGCGGATTCATATCATTTTGTTGAGCCTTTCCGTAACGCTCCACCGTTACAGTAACGTTATGCCAAATTACACTAAGCTTTTTAACTCCATCGTAACGTCCACGATCTGGACCGAGGATGACAAGACGCGCATCGTTTGGATTACGATGTTGGCAATCGCAGATCAAAACGGCGAGGTGCAGGCATCCATACCTGGCTTGGCCAGATTGGCCGCTGTCAGCATCAATGACGCTGAGATCGCCATTGCTAAGTTCCTTGGGCCTGATCCATACTCGAGAACTCCCGAGAATGACGGGCGTCGGATCGCCAAAATCGACGGGGGCTGGGAGCTTTTGAACCACGCTAAATACCGCAGGATGGCAAGTTTGGCCGAGGCCAAGGAGGCCAATGCCGAGCGGCAACGGCGTCACCGCGAGCGTAACGCTCCCGTAACGCATAGTAACGCCTCCGTAACGCACCGTAACGCTACCGTAACGCCTCAGACCGACAAAGCAGAAGCAGAAGCAGAAGCAGAAGCAGAAGCAGAAGCAGAAGCAAAAGCAAAAGCAGAAGCAAAAGCAGAAGTAAAAGCAGAAGTAAAAGCAGAAGTAAAAGCAGAAAAGAAAAAACAAAAGCATGAGAGCGGCTTTGCCGCTAGGTCGAGCAAGGCTCGCCCACAAACCCGCGAGGAGTTTGATGCCTTCCTCCAAGAGCTTGGCCTTTACCCTCGCGATGCCGAGGGAACCTGGAACAAGTTTGAGGGCAATGGCTGGACCAACGGCGGCAAAAAGATTGCCTGCTGGAAATCGACCGTCAGGGCGTGGAAGGCATCGGGCTACATGCCGACTCAGAAAAGCCCGTCTGATTACGAGCCGGAATGGCCAAGGGCGCAATCCGCCGCTGATACGGCCCCCGAAGAAGAGGACGACCTCATGGCCAAGCTACTGCGGCACAAGGAGGCCGAGGCGCGAGAGGCGGCAGGAGATCACCCAGATTACTGGACTGAGGAAGAAATCGAAAAAGAGGAGGCCGGATGCTTCTAACCGTCTCAGACCTCTCCGAGCAACTCGTCGGCAGGATCGAGGAGCTTGCGCCAATGCTTCTTCCCGGCGGCAGGCGTCACGGCAACGAGTGGATCTGCGGCGACTTGTCAGGCAACCCTGGTGATTCGCTCAAACTCACGATGACGGGAGCGCATGCAGGTCAGTGGAGAGATTGGGCGACCGATGACCACGGCGACCTCGTGGACCTTTGGCGTCTCTCTCGAGCGATCTCAGCGGGGGAGGCGGTTTCTGCGGTCAGGACATACCTTGGCATCTCCGAGCCTGTCAGGCAGCACGAAAAGCGGGTTTACGGCCATGCTCCCGCAATTAAGTCTGAGGCTCCATCACCAAACGGTCGCGCCTACGCCTGGTTGACCCAAACGCGGGGGCTGAAGCCGGAGATCATCGAGAGGCTGAAAATCGAGATCGACACAGGGCGGAAGGCCATTGTTTTCCCGTGCATCTCTCCAGCCGGCGAGATCATTAACCGCTCATATCGGACGCTGGGCGAGAAAAAGAAGGTGTGGCAGGATAAGGACTGCGCACCAAGCCTTTTTGGATGGCAGGCCGTCCCTGAGTCGAGCTACCGTTCCAAAACGATTCTGCTCTGCGAGGGCCAGATCGACGCAGCCACATGGCATCAATGGGGGATTCCTGCACTCTCTGTTCCCAACGGCACGGGAGCGACATGGGTGGAGTTTGAATGGGACAACCTCCAAGCGTTCGATTCGATCTATCTGGCGTTTGACCAAGACGAAGCCGGGAGGAAGATCGCCAACATGGCGGTGACGCGCCTAGGGAAGCACCGTTGCTTTATCGTCGCGATGCCAAAGAAGGACGCGAACGATTGTCTGCTGGCTGGATTCACCGCCGAGGACGCACGCGATTGGGTGGCCAATGCCAAGCGGCCACGCATTGAGCGATTGGTGACCACGGCGGAAATGGAGGATCGCCTCGTCGAGGATGTGAAGCCAAAGCCCGAGCCGTTTTCAATGCCGTTCCTAAAAATGGATTGGCACAATGGGGATGGGTTTTACTTCCGCCCAGGTGAGCTGACAATCTGGGGTGGCTTCTCGCACGCTGGCAAGTCTACCATGCTGAACTTCATGGTTGCCCAGCTCTTGGGCGCACGGATTCCTGTCTTCATCGGCTCTTTCGAGATCCGCGTCGAAACTCAGCTTCGGAAGATGCTGTCGGTGTTCTACGGAAAAAAGAACATCAACGAAACTGCTGCGCGTGAGTTTGCGCGGAACGTAGGTGAAAGCATTGTCTTTTCCGATGTTGTCGGCTCGATCACCAAGGATTCGCTGATGGAGATGATGTGGTTCTCGCACCGTCGCTATGGCACAAGCCATTTCGTGATCGACTCACTGATGCGCGTGCAGGGCTTGGAAGAGGATTACCCAGCCCAAGGAGAGTTTTGTAATCGGCTCCAAGATTTTGCCAAAGAAACGGGAAGTCATCTACATCTGGTTGCGCATTTGGCAAAGCCAGCGCAAGATGGAGCAAGACCTAGCATGTATGCCATCAAAGGCTCAAGCTTAATGGTCAACAATGCAGACAACGTTCTGCTTGTCCTCCGCAACCCTGAGAAAGAGAAGAAGCGCAAGGCCGGAAAACTGACGAGCGAGGAAGAGCGGTCCATGCACGACTCCGAGATTATTGTCGAGAAGCAGCGCGAAACCGGATGGCTTGGCATGTTCAAACTCAATTTCGATTCCGCTAGATTCCGATTTACAGAATTTGATTCAACCAAAGTAATGCAATGAGAACAGCAAACATCAACGTAACCAAAATCGACAAGACCGCCCTTTACGAAGGGAAGAACGGCAAATACCTGAGCCTGGTCTTCTTCGACAACAAGGAAGGGCCGGACCAGTTCGGCAACGATGGCTTCGTCACGCAGGATCTGGGCAAGGAGCGTCGCATGGCAGGGGAGAAGGGGCCGATCATTGGCAACTGGAAGGAAGTTGGAACTAAAGCGCCGACCCCAGCTCCAGCCAGACAGGAAAGCGCAGTGATCGTTTCGATGGAAGATCATTCCGATATTCCGTTTTGAAACTGGACTACATAAGGGAGGCGGCTCCTTATGACCGCGTGATTGCGATGACCACAGCCTAAGCATGACCGACAAGACCTACCACACCGACCTGGATGATGCGATCCTCGACGGGTGGGAGTCGCCGGTCATCATACCGATCAACGGTGGCGAGGTGCATTCGCACGGCAGGAGATGCTATGTCCGCAACGTTCGCCGAATCGCCTTCCTTCGCCATGCACTTGGCCGAGGAAGGATCGCAGCAAAGCACCTGACCGACGTTCTAGGCTTTGCCGCAGGATGCGAGGTGCATCAGTTCCTGCGGAGTCTCCAGTTCCAACTAGCCATTGAGAAATCACCGATCCGCGTGCAGCTCATCCTTGAGGGCCGGAAAGGTTATTGGGTGGCATACAAACGAGATCGCAATGAAACCAAATAAAGAAGGGCGTCGAAAACAAATTGTCAGGAAGCTTCCGGCTAGAGTGATTCATTGCGAGAATTACCAAGAGCGCCGAACGGCAGGATGCTGCGGCTGCACTGGCTGCTTCCTTGTGCTGATCATCGGCGCGATCATTCTCATGCTGCTGATGATGGCAGCTTAACCAACGAACCTATGAACCAACAAAAGAAAAGAGGACGGCCAGCAAAGGCCAAGGCTGAAGTGCAACCCGTCGAGGATGTCGAGCAGGTCGATGCCATGCATGACGCTGATGCAATGGATGTCATCGAGGATGTCGAGCAACCAACGCAAGACGAGACTCAAGGCAACCAAGACTTAGACCTGGTGCGCCGTGTCGAGATGGAGATCGGGCGCACGCATAACGCATGGGGCTTGGTGGATCCTGTCGAGCTGATTGATGCGGTTAAGCGCGTGATGAGACATTAGAGCTATGAGTGAAGCACGCGATCCCGCAACAAACAGGATTGACGCCGAATCAGGTGAATCGGTAAAATCTTGCTCTGCAATGGCAACAGGGCAAGCGGCGGCGCATCATGGCGTTCCCAAGGAATTTCGAGCCTTCGCTATCTGCGGTAACTGCGGGAAGGAGTTTGCACCGAAGCAAGGCACATCGGGCCAGTTCTGCTCTCGCGCTTGCGTATCGCCTGGTAGGTCGCAGTTGGATGAGCCGAGGGTTATCCGGCTTTATGCGCAAGGCATTGGATTGAAGGCAATCGCCAAGGAATTGATTGGCAGGGTCAGCGCAAAGAATACGATACGAGACGCGCTTAGGCGGAATGGTGTCCAGATTCGGACGGTTAAGCAAATGGCCAAAGATCCGGCATCTATTCTTAGGAAATTAAGGGGCAGGGGGGTAACGATTGATCGTAATAGCGTGTTTGATAAAAAGATCAAAACGACGACAAGCACGAATGGCCTTGAGCTGTTTGATTATGGAAGGCGGCTAGTAAAGAAAGCCAGTGAAGCCCGGGCATACCATGCGCAAAACGCCAAAGCAATCAAGTCTGGCTTTAGGTCGTCGTATCACGCCAAATATCAGACTGATGGAGCATTTAGAGCAAAGGAGATTGCACGGCGAAGGTTCAAGAAGTTTGTGGGAGAGGGATTAGGGGAAAGGGCCGGGAAGTTTATAGGCTGCTCATGGGATGAGTTCCGCCTATACCTTGAGACGCAATGGGAGGATTGGATGAATTGGGAAAACATTGGGCCAATTGCAGACGGCTTTTGGCAAATTGATCACATCGTGCCGTGTTCTTGGTTTGACCATGAAAGGAATGATCACGCTAGGCTTTGCTGGCATTACCTCAACATGCGGCCAATATCATCGCTGGAAAATTCGAGAAGAAGCAATAGGCCGACGGACCTTATTGAGACGTTGAAGTCACTTCCAGAATGTGAAATCAAGAATGACCTTATAGCGTTCGTTTTGCAAAGCGTTCATTTCCAGCCAGTTACGGGTCCCTTGACAGAAAATTACTCCGCTCGGGGTCGTCGCGAGCCATTCCGCTAGTCGCAACAAGCCCCCAAGAGGACACCAGATTGCCAGCCTAATGAGACTGCAATTGCGGAGAAAACCCTCAGCCTTGCTCTGAAATCGCACTTTTCCGCGCAATGGGCAAAACCGCGCAATCCTAGTGCAATCAACGCTTTCCATGCACATCACCGGCGCATTCCCTGCTAGGTAATTGGCAGATGTAAAAATCCTCTTGCGTTTCTTTTTCGTTTTGTGGTGTCTCTCGCAATGTCGCGCGGCACACAAAAACAATTCTCACCGCAGGTTCGTTCCTTCGACCTGTCCCGCTCCTCGATCAACGAGGACGAGCGAACGGTGGATGTTGTCTTTTCGACCGAAACCGATCAAGTCGAACGCTCTTGGGGCGTCGAAATTCTCGACCACGGCGCAAAGTCCGTTCGCCTCAAGAGGTTGAACAACTCCGCGCCGCTTCTGCTCGATCACGATCCCCGCGAACAAGTCGGCGTGATCGAATCCGCTCGCATCGACGGCAAAGCTGGAGCCGCAACCGTTCGATTTTCCCGATCTGCAAAGGGCGAGGAAATCTTCCAAGACGTTAAGGACGGGATCCGCTCCAAGATTTCCGTTGGCTATCGTGTGCACGCCCTCGTTATGGAAAAGCGTGACAAGATGACCGGCAAAGAGACATACCGCGTCATCGATTGGGAGCCTTTCGAGATTTCTCTCGTTTCGATTCCCGCCGACGACGGCGCCGGCGTGCGCGATGCCGCATCAATCTTCGGCCAACGAGCCGCTGAACTTTCAACCTCCATTACCATGGAAAACCAAGACCACGACCAAGAACGCGCCGACAACGCAACGGCTCCCGCTGCGCTCGCTCCGGCGGAAACCAAGAACGAAGTCCGCGCCGCCGCTGAGGTGGAACGGGAACTCAACAAGCTTCAAATCGCCCAACTTGCGAAGGAAGAAGCAGCTCGCGCAATCGCCGAAGATCGCAAGCGTGCCGCTGAAATTACCGAATGCGGTAATGGATTTCGCCGCAACCAGGCTGAGATCACGAAGGCCATCGAAAGCGGCCTTTCGATTGACGACTACAAGCGTCAACTCCTCGACTCTATGAAAACCGAAAACCCCGCTTACTCCGCTGGTCGCGTCGAAATCGTCAGCGAACCCGTCAAGAAGGGCACTCGCCAATACCTGCAAAGCACCTGGGCCGAAAACGCCAAGCGTGCTCTCGGTGATCGTGGCCGCAACATCGTTGTCCCGACTTACTCCGAAGCTCGCGAGTTTTCGCGCAACTACATCGGCGGAAGCCAGACTCCGTTTCACCGCTCCCTGACCGGATCCGTGACGCTCGTTGACAAGCTCGCCATCGATGAGGGCATCGGTATGCCCATCGTTGAAGAAGTTGTCGCGATGTATCCCGAAATCGCCGTCTTCCCGGTTGATACCATCTCCGGTGATACCGTGACGCTCTCGATCCAGACCGGCAACCCCTCCGTTGGATATCGTAACGCCAACGAAGGAACGAGCGCGAAGAAGGGCACCTTCGCCTCGCGCATCTTCCAGACCTCAATCATCGAGCAGTTTATTAACGTCGATATCCAAGGCGTGCTGAACGCTAGCAAGGATCCCGCTCGCGTTCTCACTGCCGAAGCCAGAAGCGTCACCAAGGCAGTGCTTAGCCATATCGCATTTCAGCAGTGGTATGCTGGTACTACTCAGTCAAATTCGGATCTCAAGGCCAGCCCCGGCTTCCTCGCTCAGTCGAACAGTGCCGCAACGCACGTTGTCGATGCTACCGGCTCGACCGCCAAAACCTCGGTCTGGGTCATGGAACTCGGACAAGGCTTCTGCGACCACGTCTACGGCAACGACAACACCCTCCTGTTTGGCGAAGATTGGACCGAAGAAACGGTTGACGACGCCAACGGCAACAGCCTCCGCTGCCTTCAAAACTGGATCTCGGGCCGTGTTGCGCCTCGCCTCGCTGACAAAAATAAAGCGCTGCGCATCAAAAACATCGCAACAGATTCGGGCAAGGGCCTCACCGACGCTCTCCTCGCAAAGGCATTCCGCCAAGCTCGCGAACTCGGTATGAATCCAAATGCGATCTTCGCAACGCCCCGCTCCATCGAGCAGCTCCAGGTTAGCCGCACCACCTACTCGCCCATCGGCGCTCCCGCTCCGATGCCGGAAGAGTATCAAGGTGTTCCGATCTACCAAACCATCAACCTTTCCAACGCGGAGACGGTCTGATTTAACCCATCCTGACAACCCCAACTACCTACGACCATGTCACAAAAAGTTAATCGCCGGAACAAAGCAGACGCTCTCCTGAGCGTTACCAAGGCGCTCCCCGCTGCCGCTGCCAACAACGACTCCGATGAAATCTACATCGGCCCCGCTGGACCGCATCGCGAAGGCATGAAGCTCCGCGCTTCGTGGCCTGCCAACACCGTCCTCGTCGCCACCAAGCTCCTCACGCTTACGCTCAAGAGCGGAGCTACCGGAGCTCTTGCCGCCGAAGCCGATCCGACTGCTACCTACGTCATCACCGGAAATACCGGTTTCGACGCTGGCTACGTTGATTTCGAGCTTGGCCAGAATGTCGGTGAGTATGTCGCCGTCAACCAAGCCGTCGAAACTGGCGGTGGCTCCAACATCGCGACCTCGTTCACCTACACGGTGGTTTGCTAAACAATTCCGCCCCATGCCTGCAGTAAATTCGAACGCGAAAGCAGACGACGCACCGGGGGAGGTTCCGCCTCTTCCCTCCCCTGGTGCGACTGCGGACAGGGTTAACCGCATCCAGCGAATCGTTGACATTGTTGAAATGCTCAACGGCACACCAGACCAAGACACGGTCATCGAGGACGAGCGGAAAAACCTCACGGCATTTATTGCTGAAAATCTCGACGCCGGTCTCACCGCCAAAGTCAAAGCCATTCTGAAATGAGCTATGCAACACTCGACCATCAAGCAGCCCTTGCCGATCTGATCGCGTTTGAAGGCAAGATGATCGAAATCGATGGCGTGAAAATGAGGGCAATTATCGAACAAGGCGACACCTCGTTTGAAGCAAGCGAATTCGGAATCGACAACCGCGAAAGCACGCTGACCGCGACCATCCTAAACAGAGGCACGACGCCGCGCAAACAAGCGCCCGTCTTTTACCAAGGGCAAAAATATCGCATCACGGCAATCAAGCCCGAAGGCGACCGAATCCTTTCCATTGACCTGACCAATGATTGATACCACCCCAGATCTCGCAGAGCGAGTCGAGGATAGCATCGCACGGGTTTTCCGTGATGCCTTCCCTGGTATTGTCATCGCAACCTCTAGCAAGCCCGAGGAGCGCGTTGGAACGTCCATCGGCATCAAGGCCGAAACTGGGGCAGAGGAGCCAATCGGAACGAACATGTTCCCCATCTCCATCGACATCGAGACGCGCAACCTCAATGCACCACAGCGCGAACTGATGCGCGAAATGATCGGCAATGCCGACTCTGCCAAGCAGACGGTTTCCGCTTACTCAGCCAAATCCTTTTCCATGCCGCGAGGCCAAGCCGTTGAAATGATCGGCGCACCTCGCACGGTCGAGAACGAAAACGACCGCATCATCACCTATTCTCTTGTCGCCACAATCCAACCCATCTGAGCCATGCCAACTCCCACTTTTGTATCTGCAACCAACTTCGTAAAAGGCGTTGTCAGCGCCGAGACGGCCATTAACATTTCCGATTTTCGCCAAGGCTGGACCAACGAAAAGATCTTCATCGAAGACAAAGGCGGATCGCCAACCGGTTTTGTTTACAACTTCCTGACCGCGACCACCTGCACCATTACCGGCGAGGTTAACACCTCCGCTCTTAGTGGCATTCTTGGTGTTGCTTTCGGAACTGCTGAGGTCGTGGCAAATTCCGTGTCTGGCTACGGTATCACCACGGGAGGTTTCTATATGGACGACATCGAAATCAGTCAATCGCGAGGCGCTCTGGCAACGGCCACGGTGAACTTCACCAAGCATCCTGATATCACCTGAGGATGAGTGAACTAAAAGGGGCGGGAGTTAATATCATCCCAACGCAATGTCCGCGCTTCTTCGCGGCTTGCGTCACTGCTGGCGTCGAGCTGGAACCGGGAACACCAGGCGTCTCTAACGTCTATTCCAAGGGCGTGACCTACGATCCCGACGAGCCGGGAACGATCAGCTACCACCTCGACAACAAGACCGTCGGCCCTTTGTCGCTCGCCAAAGTCTGGCGGGATCCGTCGCAGGACATGACCGAAGCCGCAGCCCTGCCGGCGCGAATGATTAGCGCGAGAACAGAAGACCATTGGCAGCAAATCGCCGACGATCTCGAGCTGTTGCACGTTTACTGTGCCATCGCGCACATCAAGTCATTCGCCGATGGCAAATTCGCAATCGGAATGCGTGCTGTGACCGACGAGGAAGAGCGCGCCGCACAAATACTCTCCGACATGCCCGATGTTATCCGCAACGCAACAGGAAGGCGCAACGGCGGAAAGATCGCTGAACGTTTTGACGCCATCTGGATGCCTGCCATGTTCGCTTGGGTAAAGGCATGGGTGGCCAATTACCTTGAGCTGAAAGACATCTGGAAGGCGGCGAATCCCGCAATCAAGATCGAGCGCGAGGGCTTTCCGCTCGTCATCCCAAAAGGTCCACAATTTGAGAAACTAGCCCGTCGTTGGGTCAAATAACCAAAAAGAAGCATGAGTGAAATCACCATCGAAGACATCGAAAAAGAGAACAGCGTCACGCCTGACGTAGTTGCCGCACGCAGCCGATCCTACCAATTCAAGGGCAAGGCCTTAAAGCCCTTTTCAAAATCCCGCTCGACGGCAGCGCGATGCATGGGCAATTCCCTCTTCCTCGGTCGCGCAAGGCCGGATGAAAACGGAGTCTGGGACCAGATCACGCTTGACTCGATCATGGTAGTCTGGCTTTGCTCCGTGGAAGATTCCCGCGTGGCCCGCGCCTGTCTGAATCGCGATCAAGCAATCATCGAAATGATGGCATGGTGGGACAAAGAGGGCGGGGAGATCGGAGGCTCTGAAGAAATCGAGGCCGTGCAGCTTCTGAACATGATCTGCGAGGATATCCAAACCGTCTCGGCATCTGTCGAATCTCCCTCCGGTGGCCGCGACACCTCCAACGTGGGGGAGTGATCGGGAGCGATGCTGACTACGTTTCGACCGTAGCGGCAAAGCTCCCCGGCCAGACTTGGGCATATTACATGGACGAGCTACCGCTCTGTATCGGTATGCAGTTGCGCAACGCTGACCTTTTCGAGCGCGGCTGCGACATTGTGCCACCAGGCAGGAGCGCATCGGCAAAGATGCAGGAGATCCTTGGCGAACATGCGGAAGCGTGGTTTAGTTGAGTATGGACCGAATAAAAGCAGATTGGGAAATGGCAGAGTTCACGAAGGCTTTGCAGGAGTATCTTGTCGAGTCTCGAAAGGACACCGGAACGGCCATCAACGAAAAGGCCGTGCGGGTTGCTTTTACTGCCAGTAAAAACATGCCTGCTGCAATTGAGGTAAAAGCCCAAATCAGCACCGATCATCCAAAGGGGAGTTCGATCTGGCACGCCATCGCAACCGGGAAAACCAAGTTCGGGATCACCAAATTCGGAGCAGCAGTAAGAGGGCAGGGAAACAAAAAGATCGCCGATCAAATCTACTCGTCTCGCGTCAGGCACGCTGGTTATTCCAGATCGCTTTTCCTCAAGCTGGCGAGCGATCTTGGCGGGAAAGTTCGCGCAGTGAAAAAGGTAGCGTCAATCGACAACGCAAAAGGCAAAAAGGCCAACGAAGGCGGAAAGAAAGATTTTATGGCCGCAGTTTTGCAAATCCTCGGCGTCGATCAAGAGCACGGCGGAAAACTGGATCGCGCAATTGCCTCGGCCTTGACTACGGAAGCGGCAGACATGCGGAAATACATTGAGGCCAAGATCGCCAAACGCGCACAGACTCATTCGGGAAGAAGAAGGTGATGCAACGCTTCTCAATCAAGGCTCTCTCCTCGATGTTTCGCACCAATCGCGAGACGGTGGAAAAACGCGCCTCGCACCTGGGGCTGAAGTTTGAGGAAGGCGACAAGGGCGCAAAGCTCTACGACATCTTCGAGATCGCTCAGCTTCGCCCTCCACCAGCTCGCAGCGAAGGCGCAATGTCCTTGGAGGAGGCGAGGACGCGAGAGGCTACAGCGCGCGCTGAGGGGCTAGAAATGGACAATGCGCGGAAGCGCCGGGAGCTTGCAAACGTGGACGAGCTAATGGCCGCTCAGAACGTCCTCTTTGACGAGATCGCCGCGATGATCAAGAAATCGAAAATGACCGACGCGGAAAAGGAGGATTGTCTGAGCGTGATTTCATCGGTTCCTCGGAAGTGCTGGGGCGAGCTTTAAGAGTTGCTGGGAGTCGCCGGCGCTTTCCCAATTGCCGTAGACAGCCCTGCCGCTTCCAGCTTGGCGTTGTCCGCCTCATTCTCGGCAATGATCTTGTCGATGTTCAAGCCGCGATCCTTGGCCGCACGCTCGCGCGAATTAAGCGAAAGAGCGATTTCCCGCTCGATGGCCTCGATGTCGCCGACGGGATCCACCCAAGTCCAAGTCCTGCCAGAGAACTCGACATGTGATAGACGGTCGAAATCAAGGAGGGTATAGCCCTCAATCCTACCCATTAGGAGGGCCATTCGTAGCCAACGCTCGAAAAGCGGAATCTCAAACGTGTCGATGAACCACGAATGGAGAATCTTGTAAATGTCGCGCTCTGACAGGACGCCCTGCCGGATCGAGGAATACGAAACGCCCTCAAGATCCTGCGCCCAGGTGTTGTAATTGACGTAGATGCCCGGGGAGACGCCGCGCAGAATGGCTTTTCTAAAGTCAGGCATCGCACTATTAGGGTGCGCCGGATCAATCATCTGGGCCTCGACGCCGTGGGGAAGCGTCTCAAACGTGCCTGGTGCGGAAGGCGCAATGGCTTTCCCGTCGTCGTCCTCATCGCCAGTGTATTGAGCCTCGCCCGTCTGCTTGAAGAATCCAAGCTTGTTGGCGCTGATACGGGCGGCGATGACCTCGGCCTCTTCAAACTTCGCAAGATGCCGAAGGCGAAGGAGCGCGTTGGCCAGCCAAGAATAGCCTTGGCTCTGGTTGATCCGTCGAGCAAGGAAGGTGTGGATCATGTTGTCACCAGGCACTGCGAACGTCTCGCGCGTATACCTGCCGCTCTTAGGATCCATTTTCCTAAGGTGGTATTTGATCGGCTCGTCCCACTCGTCAAACTCCACGCCCATGTAGATACGAGCGGCATCGTTCCGGTGGTGCGGATCCAGAGCGTCGATCTCGATGCCCTGCGCAGCAAAGCGGAAATCGTTTTTCGGAAAGCCTTCAACGGTGCGGGTCAAAAAGCCACCATCGCGAACGGCAGAACGCAAGGCGAGACGCTCGAAAGCAGCGCGTGAGAACTGCCGCGTAACGTCAAAATTGCCACGCCGGGAGAAATCCTCCCAAGCCTCCTCGACCTTTGCTCTCGCGTTGTTGTCCGCACTGTTGGACAATCCCTTTTTGCTCCTCGCATCTGCTCGACGGGCGAGCGATTTCATTCGGATGCCGTGCTGCCCGATGACGTTAGATTCCAAGGCCATTAACGCGCCCTCGATGTAGCCGTCATTCCGCTCAGAATCCCGCGCACGGTCGCGCAGTGACTTGGCATCCTGCTTGATCGCGTTATCCGCTGGGCCTGTTCCTGCGACCCAGTCATTGGTGTATCGCGTGCCTTTTGCCGCGTCAAAATTGCGCGTACGGATGGGCTTGTTGTTGGGGCCGTAAAGGAGAGGTTTCATTCAAATCTGGAATAAATGGTTCGACCGTTGGAAAGGCCAGCATCAGCGCGAGCCTTGGCAATTTCAGTGTCGAGATCGCGGCGGTATTTGGTCAAAAGCTCACGAGCGTCCATCAAGGAGATCTTAGTAATCGGCACGCCGCCGACCGTGTAAGTCTCAAGCCCTCGGCCTTCGTCGTCTGAGATTCGACCTTCAAGGTGTGCTTCCAAAGCCTTAACCATCTTCCGCGCATGACTCGGCAGCGGGGCGCGATCCGGCGGGGCTTGTAGCGTGATATTGCCAATGGACTCAACCGACCGAATCCCGGCCACCTCAAGCGTCAAGGCAACAACATAAATTCCAGCTGGCAGGTTCGCGGTCTTTTCGGGTGGATAGGTAGCAGTTGCCGTCGTCCCTGAGACTGACAGCGGAACCGTGACAACGTCGCCCGTGTCAATGCTGCGAAAATGAGCGGATCCTGTAGCGCCTGACGTTACAGTTGCCGTAAATTCGATGGATTCGCCGCAGAATGCACGGGAGGGTAAAGCTGCCATGTCGATGACTCGACAAAACAAAGCCCGATTTCAAGGCGCTTTTGGTTAATCAGCTACGAAATCGAGAGTATATTCGCGCTCTTTACCTCGATCTGGCAGGTTCTTGGCCGCATATTCAGCGTATTTTTTGGCAATCGTGGCAAAAGCAATGTCGAGCTTCTTGGCGGCGGCGATGTTGTAGACGCGAACGTCGAGCGGTTCGTTCCGGTCGCGCTTGTCCTTCTTGTCGAAAAACTCGTAGAAGCTCCCGTCTTGTCCTTTCTTCAGCGTCACCTTTTCGATCAGCAGGCGCTGGAAATATTCCGGGGTATAACCATGGCCGCTGGGGAAATGCATGTAATTATGCGGATAGATGGAAGATTTGCGATCTTGCCGCAGCGCCGCGTTCTGGTAGATCATGCTCTTGCATTCGTGCGTGCCGATCTCAAAGAACGTTCCTCGCTTCTCCCTCTTAGGCTGCGAGACAATCGGCTTGCCCAAAACGGTCGAGCCGAAGATGGCAAAGACACCGCGAGCCTGTCGCACCTTGGTAAAGGCTAGCACCTGGGCCTGCCGAAATTTCGAGTCGATAAAAACTGAGGCGACTCGCAGCACTTTGCCGCAAGGGTGGAGGAACTCCGTCTGAAGCAGCGCATCGAGCTTTTGCCAAACCTCTGGCTCCATCGTCCCCCCGCTCAGAATGTGATACCCAAGCCCCCATGTCTGGCCGTTGACGCCGTGGCCGACAAACTCAAACTCCAAACGGTCGCCTTGAACGTCGCAACCTCCTGTGACAACCAGCACGCCAGCCGGGACTTTAAACTGGTTTTCAGTCACGCGCTCAAGGTAGTCGTAAGCCTCCTGAGCAAGGCCGACCGGATCCGGCATTTCCTCCTCGGGCGCTTGGTAGGTTTCCGCGTCGAACGTGTTGATCAAGACGCGCTTGGCCTTCTCGCGATTGTCCGCCGCCTCGATTTTCAACTCCTCGACCGCAGCCCAGTGCAGATGACTCGCGAATCCCTTTTGGGGAGGATGCGGCGACATCATGCGGGATCCGTGAAAGCCTGCGATTCCATTAAACGGTCGCGTGGCCTGCCATCGGCCATTGCGAATCATCTCCATGCGCTCAGCATCGGAGATTCGGCACTCGCTCTCGGGGCATTTAATCCACGCATCCTCGGGCTTGTCGCGGTCATATTTGAGCTGGCGGCGATGCAGGACAAACTCCTTGGCGCAATGCGGACAGGGCGCAATCCAGACTCGCCAATCTGATTGGAGCATCAGCGCCTCGATCTTGCTCTTGCCTTTGACGCTAGGATAGCTGGCCGCAATCTTGATCGTGTCAGCATATTCAGACCCTCGGACCCAGAAGATTTCGAGCGGGTCGCCTTCGTCGCTTTCGGTCGATTCAATGGCGTCGATCTCGTCCGCAAAGAGGAAGTTTCCCTTTGCTCTCCGCATCTCACCTGGAGCGTTTGACCCGAAGGCATTCACAAGACCACCAGGGAAAAGCTTGTGGAGGATTGTGTTCCCGCTTTTGCGCCGGCCAGAATCGTCGCCGATCAGCGAGGCAAGATCCGGCGTCGGATTGACCAGCTCTCCCATCAACGTCTCTTTGCTCCATTTCTCGGTCTGCGAGATCGTCGGATACATGACAAGGACGCGACGAGGGGCTTCGGCGATGCTGTGGCCGATCTGGTTCATCACGACCTCGGTCTTGCCCATCCGGCTGGCGAGCATGTAAACTGTCATCTGCACGCGTGGATCGTATGGCGCTTCCATCATTTCGCGTTGATACGGCGCAAAGTCGAACCGAAAGCGCCTTCCCCCCTCCATCCTTCGCACCTTTTCCGACCATTCCGGCGCGGTCATCGTGCGCTGGAATCGAAAGGCACGCTCTAAGTGCCTGAGAGTTCCCCGGTGATACCGATCAAGTGCCGCCTCATTCATGTTTTAAGCCCTCAAACAGGCTGGCCGTGGCTCAACAATACCGGAGCCAGAGTCACCAGTTGCGAAAATTGCGTCTCCGTCCCGCGCGAAAAGGTCAGAAGCGCCGCAGTTGGCAGCGCCACGCTAGCCGCGTCGAGCAATCGCAGCACTTTGGAAGTGTCCAGCGTCATCGTCACGCCGATGGGGCCGATGAAGGTCTCGGAAACGGTGATCGCAGGATTTACTCCCACGGCAGTCCGCTTAATTTCAATCTTGATCGTCTCTCCGGTCGCATCTCTCGCTACCAAGAACTCTCCCGGTTCGATGTCCTCTAGTGCCGTCTCGATCTGATACGTTGAAACATCCGCCGAAAGCCACATCGTGCCGGTATCGGTTGCCGTCCTGATCTGGAACTTTCCGGCATCCGGCATCCTCGAGATGGTGATGCGGTCGTTTTGCGCAACGCTCACGCTACCGGTCGCCACGTTTGCAACCGTCACGGCAGCCTCGCTAATGTTGGCCGCGCTCGTCACCGCTACCAGTGTCTGGAGCGTTAGGTCAATCTCGACCGTCTCGACGTTGGAAGCGCCGCCAGCGATGAGCGTAAGCGCACGATTCGTCATCGTTCCGAAGGCGGAATGGGCAATGGTGAAATCGGCTCTTGCTCCGTTGCTGCGGAACGTGACGGTAAAAAGGCCATCTTTTCCCGTCACATCTACGCCACCTGCCGAAACAATGGCGGAAAGGCGATTAAGCGCAAGACCGAGCAAATGCGCGTCAATCCCGGCAGCGGGAAGCTCAATCGTGGAGGCCCCCCAGGTGATCGACCAATCGCCAGAGGCAATCAGCACGGGCTTTTCCAGCGCAAGGGAAAGGCTCAACGTGTCACTGCTCGTAATCTCCAAATGATCCGCGATTAGCTCGACGCTGAGACTGTCGCCGGGGCGAATCGCATCAGGCAATCCCCGCACCTGTCCCCTGTCATCGTATCGCAATCTGAGCATGTCGGACGCCTCGACAAAACGCAGCGTAAAATCAAGTTGAAAATCCCGTTCGTTTTGTGCAGTCATCGGCATGCCTGACTCTACCGTCATCTCTGGCGTTGCCGACCTGCCTAAATTCTATTTCGCGGAGGGCGCACCGTTCCGATTGAGCCTTACTATCGGAGCGGAGTTTTCGATGACGGGCAAATTCGTGACGTTCGGAATGAGGGCGCGTTCCGGCACGGTCAGGCGCGTTTTCGGGACGGATTCCGGCGAGTCGAATCTGACCATTGCGGGGCAAGTCATCACATTGAACGTTGCGACAACCGACGCGACCGTTCCGGCCTTTGCATCTGGTTGGACCTTGGAAGATGTCCAAGCTAAGGGAGAGACCGAATACTGGGTGGATATTTCCGCGACCGAAGGCAGTGACGTTCTGTTGCGCCTTCAAGGCCAAGCCGATTGGGTGGCTCCTGGTTCCGACATCGCAGAATCTTCCGCCGTTGTTTCATCGCCAGCCATTGATGTGGATATAACGAGCGGAGCCGTCTCGGTATCGGTTGCAGTCCTCGGCGCTGCGGAACCGACGTTGACGACCAACACCGCAACCAGCGGGTTAACGGGCATTCTGAAAGCTGCAAGCAACACGCTCGACGTTGCCGTTGCAGGAACTGACTACGTCGCCACAAACGACTCCCGCTTGACCGACGCAAGGACGCCCACAAGCCACGTTCATGGGGGCATTTCCAACGCAGGCGCAATCGGCTCGACCTCGGGCCTGCCGATCAAGACCGGAACCAGCGGAGTTCTTGAAGCTGGCGCATTCGGAACTTCAGCGGGTCAATTCGCACAAGGCAACGATGCGCGATTCCATGATCGGTCGCATGCGGTGACCTCGACCAGCGATCACACTGCCGGGAACTGGAAGGTTTTCCACTCCAACGGCAGCGGTCAGCTTGTCGAGCTTGCCCTTGGAGCGGACGGAACCTTTCTAAAGAGCAATGGCGCGTCTCTTGCGCCTAGTTTCGCGACTCCTGCGGGAGGTGGTGGATCGTCCATCACCGGAACTGGCTTTGCTTATGTTCGATCAACAGGAAACAACTCTACCGCAGTAATCGGAAACCCAGCCTTGCCATACTTGACTGCGCAAGCGGCATGGAATGCTGGCGCGACTCGTTTTGACTTCGGCCCCGGCTCGTTTTCAATTGATGCGGCATTTGGCAGCGGCGGTGCGTCTAATGCGATTTATGTGCAGGGAGCTGGCGTTTCTGGATGCAGCCTTACCCTGACGTGGAGAGGAGAGGATGGAGTAGAGCAAAATGGTTTCACCGCGCCGGATTTAAACCTAAGCTCTGATAAAAGCGTTTATTTAACAGTTACCATTGAAGGTGGAGATGGAACTTCTGCGGCATCGGATACTTACAACGGAGGGAATATCGCAAGTCACTACTTTTCAAACTGTTATATCGGAACCTTGACCTTAACGGCGGGAGCTGGATGCAACGGTGGAACTACAGGAGCCGACGCAACATCATCTGGCGCAGAGTTTACAACCATAGTGACGGGCGCGCTTCAAGGTTCGACCATTTATAAAAACGCAATCCTTGAGGCCGGGGTGTTTTCGCCAGATAAACTTTCCGATGGTAATAAAGGAGGCATCACCGTGGGCTCCAGCGGAACTAGCTGGAGCGTAAATGCAAACACGATACAATTTAGCAACCTTGTTACCGCCTCAGCAAAAGGGAAGATCATTGGAAGAAAAACCGCAGGGGCTGGCAATTTCGAGGAATGCGTGATCGGAGATTTTATCACGCCTGCCGCTGTTACGACCAGCAACATCACGGACACGACAGGAAATGTTGCCAACGTAACGGGCATGTCTTTTTCAATTGCCGCCAACGAAAAAGTCTCTGCTATATTTCGCGGCTTTTGGGCAACGAATACTTCTGGCTCTGGTTTCAAATATGCTTTTACTGGACCAGCCTCGCCTACCGACGTTCAGATCGGCGACTTCTCTTTTACTTCGGCCACCGCAGTCAGAACTGAATCGGGAATAACTGCATTCAGCACAACCGCGACTCAAGGCGGCGGAACGCTGATAAATAGCGCGATGCCTATTATGATTCAGATTTACGTGTGCAACGGATCTACTCCAGGCACTGTTCAGCTTCAAGTCGGCGGAGAAGTAAACGGCTCAATTTTCACCCTTTATAAAGGCTTCACGATGCAGGTTCTCAGAATCCCATGATAGCGACCATTCACGACATTCTTTCAATTGCTTGGCCAGATCGAGGCGGATGGCGCGTCTACGGAGACGAGATCAGCGCTGGAGATGGGGGCAGCGTGCCGGCGCCGCAAGAGATCGAGGCACAACGCGCATTTGCAGAGGTCATCCTTGCAGACCGGGAGGCAACTATCAACCAACGCGCACAGGGCCGCTCTGCCCTCTACGCTGCATGGCAAGCTCTCCCCGCCTACATTCGTGGCCCATTCCGCGAAAAGTTTGAAGTCGCCAACACGCTTCTCGACGAGGGCGACGACGAAGCCGCAATCGCGATGATCGAATACGCGGAAGCGCCAACCTCCTACACAGCAGAACAAATCACCGTCTTCGCCGCAACCAAAACGGCCATGAAAGCAGGCATCGAAAATCTCTCCGCATGAAACTCTTCTTCGACCTCCGCATTGATCGCCTAGTTGCCGCACCTGGACAGGATTCTGTCATTACCGGTCTGGCCGGGAAAGCTGGAGACGGCGCGACTCCGGTTCAGCTGATTTTCGGGCGAAGCTCTGACCCGACGAGCACAACCTCGATTGTGGAAGCGCCAACCTGGACGCCGGAGAACCTGCCTGGTGGAACCGTAATCAAAATCGGCATCAAAGAGGATGGCGAATACAGCGACGGCACACTCCTCGCCTCAAATTCAACGTGGACGCACAACGCCGGAACCTACACTTACACAGGATCGCTCGACCTCAATACCAATGAGATCGACACGGCACTCGGTCGCGACGATGCCAACGCCGTGAACGACGTAGCTAGCCTTGCTTGCAGTTTCGAGCTGACCTATCAACCCAGCGGATCCGGTGGATGGCGCAGCTCTGTCGAGCCTGTCGAGTTTACGATCTACCATGACATCCTCGTAGGCGATGAAGCCACGCCAACAAACGCAGGAGACCCGACGCAATACCTTCTCAAGGCGAGCGGCATCGAATGGCTTCCTACCACGACAAGTCAAACTGGAGGAACTGCCGCCGATCTGGATGCCATTGCGACGGTGGGTGTGACTGTTGGCAAGCTGGTGATGTTCAAAGATGCCGACACTTCGGATCTTTTGCGAACATATCAACTGACCGCAGGGACTGACGCCGAAAGCGCTCCAGCCGTTATTCGCCCAGACGACTACAATGCATCGACCAACGCCAAGGTTTGGAAACAACGCCAAATTGACGGCGAGTCGTTGCTTCCATCTACCGTGTCTCAAGCGGAAGCGGAGGCCGGAACGGCAACAACAAACAGACTATGGACGGCGGAACGTGTGAAGCAATCCATCGCCGCCTTGGAATCAACAAAAGGTCTCGCTTCCAGCGTGGCGAATGAAGTCGTTCTTTTCAACGGAACCGATGGAAGGCAGCTCAAGAGGGCAACTACCACGGGCATCGCGAAGCTCACCAGCGGCGTCTTGTCTGCCGCGACCGCTGGCACTGATTACTTGGCAGGGGGAGCGGTCACATCGAGTGGCTTAACGATGTCAACCGATCGCCTTTTGGGGCGAACGACCGCAAGTAATGGCGCCGTTCAAGAAATAAGCATTGGAGCTGGTTTAACTCTTTCAAGTCTGAGTCTTTCTGCCACTTCTATCGGTCACGTTCCGTTGTCTGTGACCACAGTGAGCACATCTTCAACGCTTGGGGCTGGCGTCAGCGGAAACTACATAGAAGTAACCGGCACAGGCGCTGTGACAATTACCATTTCAGCCTATTCGTTTCAAGCGTGGCCCATTGGTTCGCACTTTTGGATCGTAAATCGTAAATCAAGTGGCAATCTTACAATTGAGGGCGCTGCCGGCGTCACCGTGGTATACGCGGGATCAAGCTCGGGATCATTCTCCCTAGCAAGTACCGAAAGGGCGGTTCATCTTTGGAATTCAGCCCAAGACGTCTGGCGCGTCATCTCCTAACCATGACAACTCAAAAAGCCACCGCATTAACGAAGGAATACGGCGTTCAGATCTCCATCGGCCTTCTACTCGTTCTAGGGGCTGGCGTGTGGAACCTATCGCGAGCCGCGTTTAAGATTGAAGCTCGCCTTGAGGGCATCGAGCGCAATCAATGGTCAATCGAAATGGAGCGCGAGGTATGGCACAATGTGAGCAAGTCGAATCCGATGATCCAAGCGCCGGATATAAACGCGATTATTTCGATCTTTCGGTATTAAGTCAGCCACGCCGATGGAGTAATTGAGCCTGAAATGCTTAAAATGTCGACTCCTTTTAAGGTCCATTCGTCACCGCAAACGGTTAACCCATTAAATTCTGGGCCTTCCACGCCTGAAGATGCCGCGCTCCCGCCTTCGCCCTCTCCGTTATCGTAACCGCAGTCAAAGACTGATCCAATCGTCCACTCATCGCGAAAAGGCACATAGATAATGAGTTCGGGGTTAAACCAAATTCTGATTGAATTGTTTGGCCCATCTTCTTGCTCTTCGTTAAACTCCTCGTAACGGGTAAAGCTTGATTCAAATTCATATTCATTGTTGAACGGATTCACAAAACGGCTAAACGCTTTTTTTAATGTTGTAATAGCAGTGCCCTCAACAGACCCGTCACTGTCGCGGAAGATTCCCCGGGTAAAATTTCCAGACCACGCAGCGGAACCTACCTCGGTGGAAAGCGACACATCAAAATGGTATTCAGACGCAAAAGCCAACGCAACTAGCGATTTCGGAGGTCTGCGAAGCTCTCCTGTTCCAGGAACCCAAAACCTGTAATCGTTTCGCACTTCAGTTGTTAGATCTAAATAAATTGGGTATGGATACGCAGCAATCTGTTGCCGCTCAAATTCCGCTGAGCCAACTGGATGGATGCCGGTCCTGTAATCGTAACTCATGCCGCTTTTTGTGCTATGACAAAGCCCGGAAGTTGGACAAACTCACCGTTTGGCGTCCTGTAAATCCCATATTGAATCGCGAGATGATTAAAACAAAGTTGCTCCGCGTAGATGCCCTCACTGATTAGAGTCGAGGAATCACTGGACTCAGAAACGAATTTCCAAAGCGGAAAATGCCTTTCGATAAATTCAAAGTCCTCTCCTTCAATTGTTCCGTTGTAAGTCACTTGATAGCCCAAATCCTCTGGCCATTGGGGCAAAAAGACAAGCTCACAAGCTGTTGGATCTTCTTCGTCGATTTTCAGCGCGATGTATCCGTCTGCTGCAACCGTAAAAATCTCATCAGGGTTGGAAATTGTGAGAGTAAGAGTGATCGAATCGGAGCTTTGTAGAACGGTCCCAACCTCGATACTGACTTCCGCAGCTTCGCGATCAACTACCGTTAATGGCCACGCTGGGAAAAACACTTGCTCTCCTCCTGCTCCAATTTTTGGCGGCAACCATCCTTGCGCCGTCTCGCTCCACCCCGGCCTCCCGCCGGGGTTGACGCTCGTTCGTTGCGCGTATTCGGCCACACGGTTGAGAGCTTCAACCATCCACTTGTTGCCCGATTTAAACTCTGGCCTCTTCATCATGACGATACCGGTTCAATGAGGTTCTCCCACGACTCCACAACCGCCCAGACGCTGGGAGCCAATCGCGTCCTTGTGAATTGAGCGAGCCTTCCGACAGGCTTATACCTGCCCGAGATGCTGCCGGTGTATTTAGGAGGATCTGGCTGGAATAGAAGGTTTGTCGGAAGTGAGCTTGGAACAATGCCTGGAAACAACGGCCTTGTTGGAGAGTAAATTCCCCGGTAAATCCATCGCACCGTGGTGGCTTGGGCGAAATATCGGAACGAGATGTTTTCATCGGCGTCTGTGTTGATCGTGACACTTTGCGAGGAAATGCTGTCCTCGATGTCAACGATGCCGTTGTCGCTCGTTGCGTCGATGTATCCGATGAAGTTTAAGGTCAATTCAGCAACCGGGCCACGGTCGATGGAGTCCTTGGTTTCCAAATACATGTTCGGATAGTTCGTGTGTCTCGTGCCTCGCTTCCATTTTGCTTTTTCTGCCGCTAGGCCCGAATTGATTCCGCGTAATACAACGGTTAAACCGTCGAGGCCGGATCGTGAAACCGTCTCTTGAACGGAGACTTCGCGGAATGTCGTTGTTCCTTTTCCTATTGGGGTGGGCATGTCAGTTCACGGTGAGGGCTTGGCCGATCTTGCTTTCGATGGATTCAAGGGAGGAGACTTGTTTCTCTTGGAGCGTGAGGTTCTTTTTGTCTCCCTTGTCATCGCCGCTTGTGCGCAGGCGACGCTTTTCGCCTAGGCCGGTAGTAAAACCAGGTCCGCCGACTCCTGCGATTCCAGCAAAACGTCCAGTTTTTGGCACGCCGTTTTCGTCCACTCCGTAGCGATTCGACATCGAAAACGCGTTTCCAGTTCCAATTGCAAGTCCAGCTGCGCGGTTTGATTGCATCTGCGCAAGTGCATTAAGTCCGCCAAACGTAGTTCCGCCAACTCCCGCGCCGTTATATTTATCAGCCTGCATTTGATACAACCCACCAAGCCCACCAAAACCTGCTTTTTTGTATTCTGCTGCTTTTGCCGCTAGATCCTCCCCGCCCGTAGTCGCTTCCGGTGATGTCGCCGCCGTTATGGCCCCCGAGTATTTTGCCATTACATCGCCTAAAGAATCCAGCGGACGGAAAGCATCCGCGAGAACGTCAACAATCGGCTGGATTTTATCGGCTCCACGCGTTCCAAGGTCATCAAGCCATTTTGTAAGGGGGCTTTTCTCGCCCTTGCCAGATAGCGCCTCCATGATGTCATTGCCACTAAAAACGGCTTTCAAAGCATCTTGAAATTGAGCCAAGGGTCTTAGCAGAGAGGCGGTCATGATGTTTGCAAGCCCACTCCAGTAATCGGGTGACGAGAGCGCGAGAAAGGTCGCCGAAATTACCTCTCCGATTCGCTGCCAGATTTGAAAAGCCTTATAAGCGCCGTCAACGAATGACATAATTCCGGCAACCATTTCGGGAATCTTTGCGCCGAGGTCTTGTCCCATCTTTGCAAAATCAATTGTCCCAAGTTTTCCAATCAGGATGTTCATGCCAGGAATAAGCGCTTCCATGATCGGCTTTCCAATATCGGCAAGCCCCATGTTGATTGAATCTGTAAGCGTAGACCAAACCCCGTTGAAGGTTTTTGACTGCTTTTCCATCATTCCGAAAAACTGCCCGCCTTGCGAAGTCAGTGAAACGAAAGCGGTCTCAAGCATTGGAAACGTAATCTTACCTTCCGAAGCTAACTTTTTGACTTCACCTTGAGAAACTCCGAGCTGTTTCGCGAACTCTTGAATAATTGGAATCCCGCGCCCGGTTAGCTGATTGATGTCTTCGGAGAAAAGAGTCCCTTGGACTCTGGCTTTGCCATAAAGCTCAGCAATCTCGCCGATTGGAGCCATGACTCCGCTTGAAACATCCCCGACTCTGCGGAGCGTTTCAGCAACGGTATCGGCAGACTCGCCAAAGGCGAGCAACATCCGACCTGCTCCGGCAAGCTCTGGGAACTCAAAAGGAGTTTCCGCCCCTAGTTTTTGAAGTTCGCCAAGAACCTTTTGAGCAGATTCAGCACTTCCAAGCATCGTCTCAAATGCAACGGATGTTGATTGCATGTCTGCCGCTAATTTAACGCCCTTAAACAAAGCTGCCGCAGAGGCGGCGGCGGCAGTTGCGACTCCAAGTGCCGCAAATTTGACCGTTGCAGCGCCTGCGCTCTTAACAAGGCCGCCGATTGCACCGCTTGCGCTGCCCAACGATTGGCCAATCTTAGTGCCGGTAGTTGCGGCCAGCCCTCCAGCTCGTCGCATCGTCGCAGCGAATCCCGTCATGTCTGCCGAGATCGTCGTCTTTAGGTCTGCTTTTGCGGCCATGTTGCAATCCCTCTACAAAACAAAGAAGATTTTCAACTTGCGTTTTTCTTTTGTTTTGTCGAGTCCTCCGACATGGACACGAAACTTCTTCTTGGTCTACTTCTCCGTCACGGTCTGACCATCGCGGGTGGCTACGCAACTGGAGCCGGTATTGTCTCACAGGCCGATCTCCAGACCGGTATCGGTGCGGCGGTGGCCCTCGTCGGTATTGTCATGTCGGCGCTGGAAAAGCGGAAGCGGGTAAAATGAGCCTCGATATTAAAAGCCTCGCGCAACCTGACGCCGTGCTAATCCAGCACGGCCTCCGCGCAGTTGGCTTTTACGACGGGACGACGAACGGCAATCCCGGCAACCTGACGCTCGATGCCTACAAACGCTACCTTGCAAGCCTAGCAGCGGTTGAGCAGCCGGGAAACAGTCTGGCCGCAAAGCTCGTTGGGATCCTCAAACGCGAGGAGGGCGTCCGCGAGCAGCCCGTCAACACTAACCGGGGCAAGCGCGTCGAGGAGTATCAATCCGCCACTTGGTTACCAGGTTCCGGCTGGGCCTGGTGCGCCGCGTTTATCTGTTGGGGAGTGCGCGAACTCGAGAAGCTCGCAGACCTGCCATTCCCACGACCGCAGACCGCAGGCGCATGGGACTTTGAAAGATGGGCAAAGGAGGACGCAGGGCCGACGGTCAAGCTCCACAAGCCGAAGCAAGAGATCAAGGCCGGGGACATCGTGATTTTTACTTTCTCCCACATCGGCCTCGCCATCGAGGACGAAAAGCACGGCATGGTCACGACGGTTGAGGGCAACACCTCAACAAGCGGATCCCGAGAGGGAGGGGGCGTTTACATCCAAGAGCGGAAAACCTCTCTCATCCGTTCGCACATTCGACTTTTTGCATGATCCCATCCGCCATCTTCGGCGCTCTCTTGATGATCGGGGCTTTTGTCCTAGTCCTCAAATGCAGCCGAGACGATGACGACGACGATTTTCCTGATTACCCGAGCGGCTACCGATAATATGGGCGATTTCAGAGACTATCCTAAAGGCTACCGATAATATGGACGAGGCAAAACGAGACAGAATTCTGGCAGGCATTTTGAAACGACCGAATGCGGCAAATTACGACATCTCGAAAAACCTCTCTGCGGTGACATCTGCCGAGGTTGCCGAGGTCAGGGCGTCGATGGCAGGCGAGGTGATGAAAGGGCCGCAGGACGGCAGGGAGAGCGAACTAGAGGCCATCCAGCTAAATCAAAAGCGAGTCATGCCGCAGAAACCTCAAGGCTCGGACTGCCGAAGACGACTCCATGAGATCAAGAGGGGCGTCTGCTACCGAGTCGCTGACTTCGCCCAACATTTGGGAGTCTCTGAGGATACAATCAGGCGTCACGCGAAAGCCCTGCACTGTATCAAGTGGGTGGAGATGTCGCCGGACAACTTTGAGGAATGCGTCATGTCACCGGAGACGGCCAAACAATACCTACGTTAAACCATGAGCGACGAAATCAATCTTTCCGACCGCCTCGTTTCTGATTCCGACGCAATGAACCGCGTCGTTAAGGCGCAGGCCGAACTTGCCAAAGCCCGAGCTGAGGCTTCCGCATTGCGAAAGGATCGAGACGATGCGCTGGACGAATACAATGCGCTCCGAGCGGCGAAATTCCCGATCAAGAGCGAATACAAACCGAGGCCGAGGGTCAAGACTGAAACCGTTCGACTCATCGCCAACGATGTCCACGGATCCATGATGGACCGCCCTGCCGTCGAGGCGTTCTTGGGCGATGTGCGCCGACTCTCGCCGGATGAGATCATCTTGAACGGCGACATCGTGGAATGTGGCGGCTTCCTTGCCAAGCACCACGCGGCCAACTACATCGCCCAGACGACCTACAGCTATCAAGACGACATCGCCCATGGCAACTGGTTCTTGGACCAGCTCCAAGAGGCCGCGCCCTCTGCGCAAATCCACTACATTGAAGGCAACCATGAGGACCGAGTCGAGCGGTGGGTGATTGACGAGACGATGTCGAACTCGCGAGATGCCGAATTCCTGCGGCGGCTCAACGCCCCTGAGTTTCTGCTCAAGCTCAAGGAAAGGGGCATCGTCTACTACAGGCGCTCCGAGACGCACGTCCCCGGCCTGCCCCCTGGCTGGATCAAGATGGGGAAAATCTTTTTCGTGCATGAATTGAGCGGATCCAAGAACGCCGCGAGCGATTCCGTCTCCAGGACTGCGGGAAATGTGGTCTTCGCCCATACCCACCGAGAAGATTCGGCCACGCGAGTCCTTCCCGGCGTCGGCCTTGTCAAAGCTTGGAATCCCGGCTGCCTTTGCCAACGTCAACCGCTATGGCGGCACTCTGATCCCACGGGCTGGTCGCATGGATACGGCTACCAAGTCATAGCGAAATCAGGCGAGTTCATCCACGTGAACGTCCCGATCTGGGAGGGTAGATCCCTCCTCGGCAACATGCTGGAAGGCCGATGAGCGCGTTTGAGGGACATTTCCGCAGAGCGCAGGATGCCCTTGGACTCGCTCATTATGACGTTCGCTTTTCGGTTGAGCCTGGTGCGGGAAACTACGCAAGCATTGAACCAGATCCCGCATCCTGCACTGCGACCTGTCGAGTCGATCTGGAGTTGTGCGAGCGAGAAGAGCAAACGGCGCAGGTAGCAGTCCATGAAGTTCTGCACCTTTTGCTAGCGGAGCTGCGTCACGCTGCGTCCATGTCAGACGAGGCTGCTGATTGGGTGGAAGAGCAGATCGTCAGGAAAATCGAAGCCGTGGTTTTTCGAGGGCTGGCATGATCTGCCTTTGTTGCCCTCCCATCAATTTCGTCTGCGAGCTGCACCGCTCAGGCAAATCGCCTAATTCGGTCGCGATTGGCAGCAGATTAGGCGTTGATTGCCCGTGGGATCCCGACGACCTGCCGGATCGTCTACGCGGATTCGGTCACCGGATGGCCGATCAAGACGGCGGAAGCGGAGAAGAGTGGATCTGGCCGCAGGAGGATCTCGAGGCGCAAATGATCGAGGCCGTTAAGGTCATCTTTGAAGCGGCAGAATTGCCGTGAACCGCTTCGCCTCGTCGCGGCTGACCAACTTGGCCACATAGGACCGATAGAGCTGGCTGGCATTGGCGTGGCGCGACCACGTTGCCACCTTTGCCGCATCACCGTAAAGGCTCATCATCGCCGTGCAAAACGTGTGTCGCATGGCATTCTTGGGCCATTCTGGGATTCCGATCTTTGGAAACTCCTCGCCTCGCCAATTCTCGACCGTATCGTTTCCAGGCACCGAGATCTTGCCATCGCCCTGATACTTTGTAAGCCACGCCCAAAGGTTCTCAGGCAGGTCATGCAGCGCCCAATCGTCTCCGGTCTTGACGACTCGCTCACCGCCCTCTGTCCAACCAGGTAGCGTGATGACTCGCGCATCCAGGTCGATCCATCCCCACTGCATCCGACCGACTTCAGCCCTTCTGATTCCCGCGAATAACTGGAGCGCGTGCCATGGAGCGTATTTCGGAGCGTTGCAATCGATCCATGCCATCATCGCCGCGCATTGATCGACGGACAGGACGCCCTTGGGCTTCGGCTTGAGGCGCGGAAGATCGCCTTCGTGGATGGACAGGGTTGGCGCTTTTGCCACCAGCCCTCGACGCTCGCACCAGTTAAAGAAGTTGCAGAGGCTGCCGTGATAGTTGGCGACCGTTCTCGCATCGAGCGGCAGGCTAGCCAGCCAATCGAGGACGGCGTTGCCCGTAATGCTCCTAATCTGGCGCTCACGTGCCGACTCAGCGAAAAGCCCGACATGGTGACGCAGACCGGACAAGTGCCGCTTTGACAGACCTCTAACCTCTTGGGCCGCTATGAACTCATCGAAGGCCTCTTCCACCGTAACGGCAGCGGATCCGAGCGGATGGTGCTCAAGGTAGAATCGGGCGGCATCTCTAAGGTCCACCCCGGGAATGATGCGTCGGGCCTCCGCAAGCTCACGCGAATCTTCAGGGCGAAGAGGGGCCGAGTCAGTCCCGTGGCGCTTGACTTGGCGCACATGTTCCGCCCATGCTTTTTCCGCTTGGGCTTGGGTCTGGTGGAGGGACCGAAGCCGCTTTCCCTGCGAGTGAATGGTAAGCTCCCATTTCTCCCGATCACTCCTGTAATTGATGGGAATAGTCCCGCTTCGGGTCGTTGGTATTTTGCCCATTTTTGGTGGCAGTTGGTGGTGGTTTACGTCTCAAAAGGCATTATTTTGCCATATTTTGATAACTCTGTAAACCCTGCAACCCTTATAGAATAAGGGATTGTTAAATGGAGGTGAGGGGAGTTGAACCTTCAACCACCCTTATATAATGGGCCTTGCAGGGGGGGCGGTGGCGGTTCGGTGGCGGGTGGACGCAGGAGAGGGGCGTATTTCGCTGTTCCTTTGATCACTTTTTAAGGTTTCGAGATTATCGCCAAGGAAGCCCCGAACTGGGTGGGACAAAAGCGGGGTGACGGGGCGTTTTTCGCTCATCAAAATTTTTTGACACTGTTCGCGGGAACAGTAAAATGCGGCCTTATGAACGCACTCAACCCGCTCAGGTTTCACTGTTCGTTGACTTGGACCGTTGGACATCTTTTCGGATGAGATCGGCAAGCCACTGGTCAAGGGACACGCCCAATGACTTTGCTTTCTGTTGAGCCGCCAAAAGCTCAGAAACGGAAAGCCTCGGGTTTAGCTCTGGCGGCCCAGTTCGCAGTCTTTCAATGAGGCGCAGCGCAGGCCCTGGTATCGGGCGATTTGCGGAAAGCCATCCGTTGACGGTCGAGAGCGAAACGCCGCACTGGTGGGCGAGCCACTCCCGCGTCTCACCCGTGCCTAAAAGCCATTCTTTAACCTCTTCGTTTTCCATGATGGCAGAATCATAAATCTTTTTTACCAAATTGCAAACTTTCCTCTTGATTTCGGATTACCAGTTTGCATATTTTACCTTAGCAGTTAGCACATGATTACAACAATAACCTTTGAAATCGTTCCAGACGCCTCACTCACACAGGGCATTCTGGAGGCCTTCGCCAAGAAAGCGGCGGATCACGGACAAACCCCGGAAGGACGTCTCCAAGACCTCATTCGGCAGGATCTGGGGACAGACGGAAGCGCGGAGGAGGGGGCAGCATGAGTCTTTCCCTTGCCATTAAAGACGGACCGCGAGGCGTTGACCTTCGCGAGCTTCACGCAGAGCTTGACTCTGGACGGGATTTCTCGACATGGGCGCGGGCAAATCTGGCCGAATTCATCGAGGGGCACGATTTCGAGGTTTCCCCCACAGTGGGGGAAAACCCTGCCGGGGGTCGCCCTCGCATTGACTACGCCGTTTCCATCGAGTGCGCCAAGCACATCGCGATGATGGAGCGGACCGAGAAGGGGCGGCAGGTCCGTCAATACTTCATCGAGATTGAGAAGACGGCGCAACTCCCGGCCATCCCGACTCACTCCGAAGCCCTGCGCCTCGCCGCCGACGCAATCGACAAGGCCAATGCACTTGCCCTTGAAATCGCGGATCTGAAGCCGAAGGCCGAGTTTTACGACGCTGTCACCGCCTCCGACGAAGTCATCCAGCTCGCGGTCGCATGCCAGGTGCTGGAAATGCCCTTCGGTCGCAATACGCTCTTTCAGCGCCTCCGCAATCGAGGAGTCTTGATTACCGCCGGTGGCCGACACAATCTCCCAAAGCAGCGTTTCATCGAGCAGGGGCTTTTTACGGTCAAGCAGTCTCACTACGTGGACTCTGACAAGCAGGTCCAGCCCTGCTACACGCCCTACGTCACGCAGAAGGGGCTTGATTGGCTTCGCAAGGAGTTTGCGCCTCAAGCGAAAGGAGTCACGGCATGAAAGACCTTTCCGCGCAACTCGACCGCATCGAGGCCGCGCTTGCCTCACTTGGCGGCATCCAATCGCCATGGCTCAGAGGCGACAAGGCCGGGGCCGAATACGCAGGATTTAAGTCACCGCGCGGATTTCTCCGCTGGGCCTCACTGAAAGGCATTCGTCCTGACAAGAGCGACGGCATCAACTTTTGGAGCAGAAGAGACATAGATAAAGCAAGAGAGAAACGATGAACATATTGAACAACAGAAAAGCGGACAACCTCCGCGCACGCATGGCGGAGTTTTTTGACTTCACCAGCGGCGATAGTGTCCAAGACATTATAAACAGGGCTTTCGAGGCTGGCGTTGCAGCCAAAAGCGATGCCGATTTTTTCGCTATGCAGGACGCCTTCGACCGCGCTCGCGCTCGCTACGAGGCCCAGCGCCGCACTCAACCCGTGGCGTTCCTCGACCTTCAGCCTGGAACTCTTATCAGAATTGCCGCGAATGAACTTTGATATCACCGACTTCATCGTAAAGCTGCTGACAACGCTTGCCGTGTTCGCAGTGTGGAACGTGCCGGCCCTTTTCGATCTGATCTGGCCATGATTCCGCATTCCGTATCAGGCATCGTCTCGCGCTACCTCCTCGACGGTCCCGAGGCCGAGAGGAGCGTCACGCTTGAGATTGAGCGATCCGAGATTGTCGCAGTGATCGACAACGAAACAGGGGAGGAACTCAATCCATCCGTTGTTGAGCGCCGCGACTACGACCTTGCCATTGACTACCTCATTACCCGAATTTGATATGACCATTGAGCAAATATTGATGCGCCACCAGCGCGAAACGGACACGTTGATTGCCGAAATCCGAGCATTCCGACTTCGTAAACGCGAATCGTGCGACCACCTGATATACGACGGCCTCGCGGTCCAGGTGCGGATGTTGAAAAACCTAGGCATTCGACTCGCCGCCGTCGATGCCATCGAGGAAGAGCTTTACGGGCTGGCTCTGGATGTTTTCCCAGACAATGGGCAGGGGCGCGACTGATACGCGCATTCAACCACATGAAAGTAAGCGAATTATTTAGCGGCTACCTAGAGGCCGAAGACCTACCAGACGACCGTGATGTAACGGTCACAATCGAGAGCGTCCGCGCTCCCGGTAAAGACGACAAGGGCAAAGACGGGCGAGTCATGGACAAGCCCATCGTCAAGCTTGCGAAGGTTAAAAAGGAGTGGGTTTTGAACAAAACCAACGCTCGCACGATCCGCCGGATGCACGGCAACGAGACGGAGGCCTGGCACGGTAAGGAGGTCACGATCTACCGCACGACCTGCGCCGCCTTCGGAGACGCGAACACCCCATGCATCCGCGTCCGCGGCAACAAGCTCTAAGCATGACCGCACTTGAAGTATCTCCGCGTGACTATCACGCCAAACTGACGTTGGATCGGTCCAACGTGTTCAGCCCCGATTCGTGGCTTTCCAAGTCGCGGCTTTCTGAGCTTCGCAACTGTTCGCTCTGGAAATGGCGATTCGCCCCGCGGGAGTTCGCGCCGACCTCCGCGATGACATGGGGTTCGTTGATCGACTGCCACCTCACGACGCCGGAACTGGTCGCTGAGACGGTCATCTACAACCCGTATCCAGACTTCAGGACCAAGGCCGCGCAGGAACTCCGCGACACTGCGACCGCTCAAGGCAAGATCATTGTCAGCGCGGAAATGGCCGCGAGCGTGCAGGTAGCTGTTGATCGAGTCAAAGCCGATCCGATTGCCGGAGCTGTTTTTGGGTGCAGTCAGACGCAGGTAGTCCTGTTGAATAAGATTCGCGGAATCAACTTCAAGGCGCTTGTAGACCTTGCGCCAGACAATGAGCCGTGCCTTTACGACTTCAAGACAACCAGCGACTTTTCTCCTCGCGGCATCTCTAAAGCAATCGACTCATTTCAGTATCATGTTCAAGCGGCGCTCTACCTCAAGCTCTGGAACCTCTGCCATCCCAACGACCAGAGGAGCCGCTTCCGATTCATCTGGCAGGATTCCTCCGCGCCCTACGAGGTTGCAGTGACGGAGCTTCCGGCCTTTGACATTGCGGCTGGTGACGAGTGGGCAGCAAACCAGATTGACCGGATCATCGCGGCTGCGAAAAGCGGAGTTTGGCCAGGTATCACCAGCGGCAAGGTTGCCATGATCGGTCGCCCTGGTTACGCCGCCTATCAGGACGAGGAGGAGCTAGATGGCTTCGTTGACGCGCCGGAAATGCAAACCAACGCAACCCAATGAAAGACGTTTCCATCTACCACCTTGAGCATTTGGGCGGCACGCGAACCATCCGTTTCAATCTCGCAGCGATTCGCCGCCTTCTTCCTGAGTATCAGATCGACAATTTTAATCTGACCTCTCAGCAACGAAACAAGATGCAGCGCCGAGTTGACCTCTACGTCGGCCTTGGGGGTAAATGCGATTTCCAGACGGGAATTGATGCTTCCGAGGAGCGTGTCATTCCGGCCCGAATCATCCCGGCCAAAGACGCCAAAATGGTTCGCGGGAAAATGGTTCCGGCATCTAAGCGCGAGGTCATTCCTGCACGCATCGAGCCGGCTAAACCCGAGATCCTGCCGAGTATTGATCACCTGCCTAATAATCACATCCTCGACAAGGCGCTTCGTTTGGACTTTGCAGCCAAATTCAAAACGCTCGCCTCACGATGAAACAATCCCCCACCGCTCGCAGTCTGGCTCATCTGCGCAAAACATGCCAGCTGGTCCAGGTAGTCGAGAAGTGGAATCCTCACGCTAGAATCAGGCAGGATCTGTTCGGGATCATTGACATTCTCGCGATCCGCGACGGTGAGACCGTTGCAGTGCAATCAACTAGCTGGTCAAACACAAAAAGCCGCATCAACAAGATCAACGAATCGGATGCGCTAGAACATTTACGAGCCGCCGGATGGATCTTGCTGGTCCACGGGTGGCGGAAGAACAAAAACGGAAAATACGAACTTAAAGAAATCGACATATCATGAAGGACTACCTTATCGGAATTCTCTGCCTGATCACGGGATTGGGCTACGGACTTGCCTTCTATTTCGCCCTCGAAATGGGCGAGCAACGGAACGAGAAAGATCGGGCCATCGCGGAACTGACTGAGGTGCGCGTCATGGCAGAATGGGGACGCTTTGAAGAGGGGAGGGCGAAATGAGCGATACACCTAGGACCGATAAAATCGAAAACGATTGGAAGGAAAGCTGGGACCGATCAACGGGCCAACAAGAAATGTCGGATTTCGCCCGTCAACTTGAGCGCGAACTGAACGAGGCTTGCGCGATCAATTCGGAGTTGGAA